CTCTGTGGAGGAACTGGTGGTATTTTGATTAAGACATAGCGAAGAAAAACTCTCCGCTATATCTCTAGTTATGAACTATTGATCGAGGTTAAAATTAATAATTAGTTATGTCATGTGACCTCGCTTTCGTTTATTATTAACTAACATTAGGGAGTATCAAAGTCCTCCAATATTGCCATGATTGCATTACGTTTGGAACAATCTGGATCATTATCGAAAGACCATGAACTTTTTTTCAACATGCGAATAACTGGTTCGAGTTCCTTCAAATCCTCTGCTAACATCTTGTTGGATTGAGTAAGTTGAACTTTATCCACGATTGAATTAGTAACATCTTTGATGGGTTTTGGATTGGGTAGTCCGATGAAATACACACCAAGTGTTTGATCGTTTTGGCTCATATATTCTCCATTAATTAATTGATTGTGTATTTATAACATTTGTAATAGGTGGTGTCAAACGGGCTGATGCGTTGGCATCTTGTAAGGTATGTACATACGATACTCGAAGTTGTTATCCAACGCATAGGTTTCGGACAACTTTGGTGTTCATTAATTGTACTAACCAAAGTCTAGCAGTGGCGACTTTTTTTATTGCAATTACCACCCCCTGCTCAAGTAGTTAAGCTATACTGATCTTGCCTCACTTGAACGTGTACATTTACATTTGTATAACATTACGTAGGTTATGTCAAAGCGTTTGACAACATTTATTTATTATTGTAATTTATTTTCATAATCAATTAGTAGAAAGGATAGCTAATATGTACTTGATATATACTTTAATTATGGGCATACCTTTTATGATGATTGTGATATTGCCCCTAGTTAAACTCTTAACTGGCTAATAGCTAGAACCCTCTGTCATTCATTTGACAGGGGGTTTTTTATTTGGTATCAATAGGTAATAATTAATTAATTACAGGAGAACAATTATGAAGAAAAAAGATATTATATCTAAGGTTCTCGAGACTGCCAAAAGACTTACTGAAGCTGATGGCATACCTTTAGATATATGTGATGACTTTCGTAGATGTATCGCAATGGTACAAGAGATAAACTCTATCGAGTTTGTTTCTGTTAAGCGAGAGTTCAAACTCATACCAGAAGATTTTGTTGAGAAGAAGATCACTGGTTATGATAGTAACGATCAACATGTAGGGGGCAACTAATGGATCAAGCCTTACAAGGTATCATCGAAAACGTACAAGATGATGACCCACATAATACTTATATGTTTATAAATAGAAAAAGGAATCTTCAAGTTTATGTTGATGCTGATGGTTGCAATGAGGCACGTGATAAATTTGATACTTGTCAATTCGAGAATCCTAATGACTGGGAAATCTATTTAAAAATAAACGATAGATCAAACTAAAGGAGATAATATGCGTAAAGCATTGATATTGTTTACTTTTTTAATGATGACAGCTTGTGCTAATAAACAAGTTTTGGTCGGTAAAAAATGTATGCAAGAGAACGATGGTGAGTTTATTAAGACAACCAAATCTTATATCTGGTTCATAGATAAATCTCACGATTGGTCAGATGACATTAGCAAATCTAATTGTTTATGATCTGATCATTTGACATCAGTTAAATAATCTGATATTAATTAAGGGCAATCAGCGAGAGTTGGTTGCCCTTTTTTGTTTATCTCGTTGGAGTACGAAAAAGGGGGGTAGTGAGTCAGTCTATTAAGTAGGTGGTGTGCACCATTCAATCCTCACCACTACCCCGAAAAATAATCAATGGAGATAATATGTTAATAGTAGTAAAAGAAAATAAACCAGATCAAGTTATACTTCATCAGAATGAGATACATACATTCGTGGATAAAGAGATCGTTAAGTATAAAGCACAGAGAGGCATCGCATGTTTCTATAAAGTTCCTAAGAAGTTAGAGATAGTTGGCGAGAAGAGAGTCATGAGATTTGATACACGTGACAGAAAGTTTCATGTCGATGGCACAACTGGTAAAAGACTCTATAAGAAAGGTAAGAAGAGAACCACAACACCTGAGAATAACATGTTGGTTACAGATGTAGAGGTTACTAGTGGTTATAAGTTTAGAAACGTACCATTAAACTCTAGATTGAAATATCTACTGATAGGTAAGAGGGTATATAAATTTAGATACCTAGACACGCATGACGTGTATGAGGTCACCTTTCCAAAGTATACTAATAAACTAGTTACTAATCTCATAGGTAAAAAATTCGAAGACTTCGAACAGAAGTGATTTGACTTCACCTTAAAATTCTGATACAACATAGTTGGGTCTTTAGCAGGGATACACGGACAACCTGCTAGAGATCCTTTTTTTTAATCAACAACAACGGAGGATAAAATGTCTACACTAATTAAGACATTACAGGATAATCACTCTGACATGTATAATAGAGCAACGACTAATGTTGAGTTGCGTAGTATAGAACATGTTAGTGCTGATTTCTTCAAACTAAATAAACCTACGTGGGCGGTACTAGATATGGATAATAATCGTGCAATACATCTGCATGGTTCTACCTATCAGCTTGTACCTTACACTAGGATATTAAATGGATTATCTGAGTCACTAGATGAGTATGGTATTACATTAGATAATACTTCAATACAATTCGATGTACACCCAGATCTAAACTATCTTAGATTGAGAATATTATTCAATGATGGTAGTAAGTTTAGTCCACATGCGATGACAACTAATGCGAATGATAAACTAAAGTTTGGTATCGAGGTTGTATCTAGTTATGATGCATCTATAGTATACCAGATTAGAGCAATGTTCCTAAGATTGATATGCCAGAATGGTATGAAGTCATTCGAGAGCATAGGCGAAACGGTTAAAAAGCATACTACACACTTTGATGTGAATGATTCTTTTCTGAAATTACAACATCTTGGTACTACATTCGAGAAGATGCAGGATAAGTTTGAGGTATACAATAGCCTATCACTATCAAGTGGTGAGGTAGATAGTATATTTAAGAAGTTCTCTAATGGTTCTGATAATAAATATAATTTATTAAAGAATGTTTTAGAAACAGATATAAATAAATCTACTCTGTATGATGTGTATAATGCCCTAACTAATTATAGTTCTCATAACAAAAGAGCAATTAGAATTGGTAAGAAGGGTAGCGAAGATTATAGAATAGATAACAGCACAATGGATGCCGTCAAGAGTAATGAGGCAAGAGACTCAGAGATCGAGAGATATGTATCCAGTGATCACTTTATATTCTTTTATCACAAAGCCCTTAGTAATCTTGGTAGAAACGTATCATGACATTCTATCATGGTTTAGGTATGTTTATATTTAATATGGTTGCCCTGCTAGTTGGGGCAATCATTACCTATATTGTTATAAACAAAGTAGAGAAATATAAAAAACGAAAAGAATTATTAAAACATATAACAGGAAAGAAGAATTGGGAAGAGTAGCCTTACTATATACTAACCCCCCCTGCATTGACAGGTAATCATATCATATTTTTAGTGTAAATTCAATGCGACACATTGACTTTATGTAGGCAATATGATATACAATCATTATGGAAAAAGCAATCACAGAAACAAAAGACAGAACACCAGAAGAAAAAATACTTATAGCAATCATACAACAGACAATGGAGGATGCATTTGAGTTAAGTGTATCAACTAATCTTACTATGGCTGAGATACAGCAATCACGAAACTGGTTTCATACAAAAGCATGTTCTATCATTTGTGATCATCTTGGCACAACAAGAGATCATATATTAAAATTATATAATAAATTATCTGATAAGTATAAGACGGGACAGATAACAAAAGATGAATTAAGATTTGCAATAAGGAAGTTAGAATGGAAGATATAAAAAAAATAATCAGTAAAATAAATACATGGTCATTGTATTATCGAACAGAGATTGTTTGGTTTATATTTGGCTTTATATTTGGTGCAATAATATTATGAAAATAAAAGAATTAGAAAAAAAGATAGGTACATTATCAAACCCTAGTAAGATGCCCTCGTATGCGTGGGGTATATCTGCTAAGAAATGTATTACTGGTGCAAAGTTAGCAAAGATAAAAGGAACTATATGTAATAAATGTTATGCATTGAAAGGTCATTATGCTTTTAGAAATGTATTTGATGCACATGAGATAAGACGTAAAGCTATCGAGATGCCAGAGTGGGTAGATTATATGGCAAGACTATTGACCTTAAAGTACAAAAATCTAGATAAATCAAGGCTTTTTCATCGTTGGTTTGACTCAGGAGATCTACAATCTTTCAGCCATCTGATGAAAATATTTGAGGTATGTAAACTTACAAAGCATATAAATTATTGGTTAGCTACCAGAGAGTATCAATTTATAAAAGATATTAAGGAAGAAGATGTGCCAAAGAATTTATGTTTACGTGTATCAGCAATCAAAGTAGATAGTCAACCTCCCAGTTTTTGGAAGTGGACTTCTGGTGTACATAAAGATAAACCTGCAGTAGGTAGAGAATGCCCCGCTTACAAACAAAATGGTGAGTGTGGTAGTTGTCGTGCCTGTTGGAGTCGTAAAATCAAACAAGTAAGTTATAAGGAACATTGATATGGAAATAAATGATGAGAGAATAAAAGAGTGGATTAATAAATGTCCAGAGCATGATAATGAGTTGCTACATAGCGATGATAATGGTATAGTTATTGTTATAAGATTTAATAATCAAAAGGAGGATTAATGGATAAAGATCAAGAGATAAAACAATTAAAAGAAGAGTTAGCTTATTATAAAAAAAACTCTGTAATGATATGTGGTATGAGCACTGAGGATGATGATGATGGTAAACATGCAAGTGAATTAGGTGTAAAAGATGGTGAAACATTTTTTGACTTTGATGAGGAAGGTTTTGTTGATGATGCACTATATCAATTAAAATCTGTGCTTAAATATGATAAAGTATTTAGAAATGGTGAGAAAGAATGATTAGGATAATAATTATTTTATTATTATTAACATCTTGCACCGCCAATAAAAATAATATAAATCCTTGGACATCGATAGTAAAACAAATCTTAACAAATGGAGTTAGCAGATGATAAAAAATATAGTATTGGAAATACGTAGTATAATAAATGATTATCAAGATGTGATGTCAAAAGATATTGAGCAATCATTAAAAAATCTTATTGATTTTGTAGAAAAAGATAATATAATAACAAAGGATATGTTAGTTAAAAATACATATGAGGGTAATTACTATGCCAAAAAAAATGCCGTTATGTTTGATTTACAGAATGGTAAACAAAATGTAGTTTGCTTCTGTGATAATATATATACCGCACAGGGTATAGTAGAGGGATTAAATATGTTAGATAAACTAGAAGCAGATGGGGCAGAGTTAAGAAAATGAATGATATAATAGATTATATGATAAGTAGAAATAGATCAGTGGCTTATGAAAAGAGCAAGATAAAACCAATGCGTGATGATCTCATGGTACAGCAACAGGTAGATAGTAGGTGGCAACATATGGTAGCTGTTATATGTTTGAATCAAACTAGTCGTAAGATAGTTAAGAAGATACTACCAAGATTTTTCAGGAGGTTTCCCGATGAGCATTCTCTGTTACGTGCAGATGTAGATACTATCGCTGATATGTTAAGAGACCTTGGTATGAAATATGTAAGATCAAGAAGATTGATAAGAATGTCAGAGGATTACTTGACATGGGATGGCAAAGATGCTAAGCAGTTATTTGGTATCGGTAAATATGGTAGTGATAGTTACGAGATATTCTACAAAAATAATTTACCAGATAATGTACAAGATAAAGAACTCAAAAGATATATAAGGGAGGAACTATAATGGCAAAGGTTAGAGTTTATCATGCTGTCAATGTAGATGACAAGCAAGTTGTAATTGATATACATGAGATAGCAAATCAAAGTATAAAAAAAATGAAATTAGAATATCCAGGTTATGATATTATAATAGTTGATGATCACCCAATAGGTCAGGGACATCTTTAATTTTTAACGTAGGAGTAATAATGAGAGAATATACATTTGTAAGAGGTGATGGAGAAAAAAAAGTAATAGAGGCTAGAAGTTTAAAGAAAGCCATAATAAAATATGGTGGCAAACCTATTGATAATGATAAGTTTGTCCACATAAATTGGCAAAGCAAAAAAGGTAATTCATCTTATAAAATATTAGAAGTACCATACGTAACTAGAAAAGAGAGAAAAGGTAAACTATAATACATGTATTATTGGACACCTAAAAGAATCAAAGAATTAAAAGAAAAAGGTTATAGATTACATTTCGTAAGAAATGATTTGACAAATAGTAAAAAGTGTGATAAGGAAAATACAAATGAAAAAATACAAAATAAGAATAGCAGGACTAGGGATAGAGGCAGTAGCGATAATACCATTTGATGTAGATCCAACCACAGAGCAGGTAGAGATTAAGACAGCAGAATATTTAGATCACAATCTCATGAAGATTGAGAAGAATGATTTCTACGCTACAGATAGATATTTCTTAACATACGAGGAATTAAGTTATTGAATTATAAACAACAGCTACAAGTTATAAAAGGTTTATCACTTTCAAAAGATATACAGACAAGGATGGATTGCCCATTCTGTAAAAATAAAAATACATTATCAATAGATACTACAGATAGTAAATTATATTGGTTTTGTTTTCATGCAACCTGTAAAGCAAGAGGTAAAAGTATAGGAGATAAGGATATGAATTATGTAGAGAAAGTTTTTTTTGGTAATAAAGATTTACATGTAGAGGATAAAGACTTTACAATACCAGATAGTTTTCAATCAATATATTCTAATGATAAAGCTATGCACTGGTTAAATAAAAATAATTGTTGGGAGTCATGGTCTTGGGGTAGAGCAGATTTTAAATATGATGTGAGACAAGATAGAGTTGTATTCCTAGTTAAGAATAGATTAAATCATAGGATAGTTGGTGCAGTAGGTAGAGCATTAAATAAGAATGAGTTTCCAAAATGGTTTATGTATGGTAACAAAGATGTTCCATTTAAATGTGGTGATTGTGAGGATGTTGTTATTGTAGAGGATTGTCCATCAGCATGTGCAGTATCTAATGTATTAACTGGTATTGCGATAATGGGTACTAGTTTAAAATCATCACATCTCGAACATCTAAAACCTTATAAAAATTTATACGTATGTTTAGATAGAGATGCAACATCTAAATCATATGATATGGCAAAAGATTTAAGATCATCTGGTTTCGATAATGTAATAGTTAAACCTATAGAGGATGACTTAAAATACTATAACACAGAACAAATAAGGAGTATGTTCTATGAATGATAAAATGAAACAAGAAGTTCTTGATAGTTGGAACAGTTGGAAATATGATATTAAAGATATGAATAGATCCGAGTGGACAGTTAGAGATGAGTCAATAATGGATGCGATAGATATGGCATTAAGAAAGGAGTTTGGTAGTGATAGAAAAACAAATGATTAGGCTTATGCTTAATAAAAATTTTTATACACAGAATAAAAGTATATTATCTCCCACAGTTTTTGGTGGTGATATTAATTCTTTGTATGAGACAGTTCAGAAAGCACACGAGGAATATGATGATGATATAAAAGTTGATGATCTTTACTCTTTGCATACCGTTAGATTTAATCCTGCACTTACACGTGCTGCGAAAGAAAAGTTTAGTGAATTAGTAGAAGATATAAAAGAAGTTCAAGAGCCCAATAAAGAAGTAGCTAAAGATATATTAAGAATATTATCTGATAGAGATCTAGCACAAAGAATAGGTATAGAGGCAACAGAGATATTTAATGGTAAGGAAGCTAACTTTGCAGAGATAGTTAGGATGATTGATAAACATAAGACCAGTGTAACAGAGGATAAAGCACCCGCAGTTACGAAAGAGATATCTGAAGTAATAGATCTTTTAAATGTTACAACCAGATGGAAATTTAATATACCAGTATTAAAAACTAATGTTGGTGGTATTGGTGGTGGTAATCTTATGATAGCATTTGCTAGACCAGAGACAGGTAAGACAGCTTTCTGGGTTAGTTTATGTGCAGCACCAGATGGATTTTGTGCGCAAGGCGCAAAGGTACATGCATTTATTAATGAGGAACCTGCAATAAGAACTCAGATAAGAGCAATATCAGCTTACACAGGTATGACTAGGGATGAGATATTAGAAAATAAATCATCTGCACAGATAAAATGGAGTGGTATAAAAGACAATCTATTTATGTTTGATACAGTTGATTGGTCTATGGATGATATAGATGCACATTGTGAGAAGAACAAGCCAGATATAATTGTTATAGATCAGTTAGATAAGATTAATGTTAAAGGAACTTATGCAAGAACAGATGAGAAACTAAGACAGATATATACAAGTGTTAGAGAAATAGCTAAACGTAGAAATTGTGCAGTGATTGCAATATCACAGGCTTCAGCTGATGCACATAATAGAAATAGTATATCATTTGACCAGATGGAAAATTCTAAAACTGGTAAGGCTGCTGAGGCTGATCTTATTATTGGTATAGGTAGGAATGCTAATACAGATGCAGAGAATAAAATAAGAACATTATGTATTAGTAAAAATAAAATAAATGGGTATCATGGTGAGCCTGTTTGTACAATTAGAAGGAGTATAAGTAGATATGAAGTATAAGAAAAAACAAAGATACAATGGTAAATCAGTTTACATATTTCAAAATATAGTTACAGATGTAACTCTCTATGTAAATGCAGAAAATGCAGACCATGCTTGTCAGATATTTGATAGTTGTGGATTTCAACCTAGATCTTCTTGGAAGATATTATTAGAGTTAGGTGTTCAACCTGCAGATAGAAAGAAGGTAAGATGATAACAACAGTAGATGTAGAAACATCGTGGCAAAAAACAGAGACAGGTGGGTATGATCCATCACCATTTCATGCAGATAATATATTAGTTAGTGTTGGTATAAATGATGAATATTACTTTACTAATCATAGCGAAAGAGTTGATGAGGGTTGTTATCACAAGATACAATCTATACTAGATAAAACAACTTTATTGATAGGTCATAATATAAAATTTGATTTGATGTGGTTATTAGAATCTGGATTTAAATATACAGGTAGAGTTTATGATACTATGTTGGGGGAGTATATACTTAATAGAGGTATAAGAAAAAGTCTAACACTTGAGATGTCTTGC